TTTCAGCCAGCACCAAGCAACCATCGCGAACCATTAGCGGCATGTCGCCTGTTTCGATTTCCACGGTATCCAGCGTTGAGAATAACGCATCGCATTCCGTCAGCGAACCACCGCCACCGGGGGCGATTGCAAAAGCTCCGTTGCTATGGTTTGTAACCATAATGTACCTATCGCCAGAACTCCCCACGACGGATTCCGACAAGTTATAGCATTGAAACTCTCTTGTTGTGTCAACCGTTATCACACCGGTATCTGGATCGACAACAATTGGGTTGCAATCGGTTACAGAACCCAGCGTTGTTGTTACTCTTGCTGGAATGCCGCCGACTGGGGCCCTTGCCAACCTGACACGAGAAAACGAGGAATCACGATAGCCCTTTGCCGTGACGTTGGTGCTTCCACCATCGTTAAGCAAACGAGCTAATGCCCTCGCCGATCGTTCCGTTATCTTGTAACCGGCCATCGGTTACCTATGCGTTAATCGCTTCGACTTGGACTTTGCAAGCACCGGTATCTGCTTTGATGTAAAGCGTTGTCGCTGCCTTGCGGTAGAACAATGCAACGCCGGAATTGGCATCAAGGCGAATTCCATAAACGCCGGTTGAAAAGCCGAGTTCAACAAAGTTGGTAACGTCCAAATTCGTGAACCGCATATAGCCTGGTGCAAGGTCGCCAAGCGATACTGTTTCTTCCGATGTTCCAACGTCGACGGTAAACGCTCCACCCCGAGCTGTCGTTTGTGTCGGTGTGATTCGGCTTGTTGCCCCGGTGTACTTCAATGCACCGTTGGTTACTGCAATTGCCGTTGTGACTGTGATTTCATTTGCCATTTGTTAAACTCCAAAGTTCATGTCAGAAAAATTAGTTGATTCGTAAATTTTGAAATAAAGGAAAGTCGGATCTTCTCCATCGGCAAGTTGGTAGCCGTTTGCGTCCAATCCTACTGGTGTCACAACGGGTTCTTTTGTGACCCACTCGACTGCACGTTGCGTTTCGGTTGCTGAGATTCGCTCGTAATAGCCTTCGTGAGCCAATCGGAGATGCCATGCCTGTTCATTCGTCGTATCGCCGTAGGGCTTGCGTGCTAATATCTGGACAGTTACATCCCAATAGTCGCGTTCGTTCAGCGTGACCTGTTGGGCTTCGATGCTGTTGATTTTCAGCGTACCAGCTGGGAATCCTAGAAACGTTGAATCGTTAACCGTGTCAATGAATTCGTAGAATTCATACGGCCTGAAGATGGAATACTTTTTCGAGAGCGTGATTGTCAGATTAGAAAATGTCGCAGTGATGCCTTGATAGGGTTCGTCGGCTTCGGTTTGAATCCTCACCGGCGGATCGTCAACGGTTGAATCAATGTTCAATTGTTCCGATGACGTGCCATATCGAATCTTTGCCCGTTCTGCTGTTGGGTCGCCGCCGGGGTTCTCGTCCTCTCGATACGGCACCGATTGATAGGTTGCCGTTGCTTCAAAGTAAATCGGGCTAATCCGATTGATTGAAACGCCATTACAAAAATAAAACGGATATTCTGGATGGCTTGCACCTTCAATCACGCCTTCGCCAATCGCCAACGCCGAACGTGCCGAAAGCGATGTTGCGGTTGTATCGCTCGCCAAATTGAATTGACGGGTAGCGGTAATCGTTACCTTATTCTCGTCGTCACGCGAACCGCTATTACTGTCGGTGAAGGTTTCTAATATTGTGAATGCCATTATGGTACTAACTCCACAGTTGCATCTCTCTCTTTTTCAGCAATTAACTTCAGGTGTTTCTCGATTTGCTGATCCAGCTTTTCTTGTCGCTCTGCAATCGCGCTTTGCTTTTTCGACAACGCCAATTGCTGTGCTGGAAGTCCACCCGCATCGGTTGATCTTGATAGAACTCTTTCCTCACGTCCTTGTAGGCTAGTGTTCGTGTCGATCTTGATTTGCTCTAAATCGCTAATCTCTTTTTGAGTCGCTTTGATTGCTTCCGACGCGGCTTTAATTTCCAAGTCTTTTTGCCTGAGGGTCGCCTTCTCTTTTGCCTTCTGTTGCTTTTCCTCTTCCTTGGCATACTGTTTCGCCATGTCCTCCTGGAACTTAAAGAATGCTTCAGTTAGTTTTTTGCGATTGTCGAGAGCTTGTTTTTCAGCGTCTTGCTGTTCCTCTTGCTGCTTTTCCCATTCGCGCCGAGCTGTTGCACCTTCGCTGAATCTGGTCTGCAAAATATCGTCATAGACTTGCTTAGATGCTCGCAGTATTTCAAGGTTGGCTTTTGCTGCGTCTACTTCTTCTTGTGATACCAGATAGATTGACCGCTTGGACTCCAGCGTTGCTAGTGTTGCTTTTGCTAGTTCAACCTGTCCGGCTTTACCCTTCTGCTCAATCTCAAGTCTTGCTTTTAGTGCGGCTTCATCTTCGCCGCCCATCGTTGTGCCGAACTTTTGAATATCGGCAACGTCTTGATTGATTCGCGACAATTCAACAGCCTGAATCTCTGCACCAAGTTTTCTGGATTGCTCTGTTGCCTTAATCAGTTCTTCTGTGAACTTCTTGGTTTGAAATACCCATTCTGCGATCTGCTCGCCAACTTTGTAGCCAGCAATTGCGGCAAGCCCAACAAGTCCGGCTTTCAATGCTAATGCACCAGAACCGCCGCCTTTTAGCGCTTCCATTGCACCCTTGCCGGCTTCAGATAGTTCTTTCAGTTGTGCGGCTGAATCGGTAATCCAACCTGCACCAAGAACATTAGCGAACTTCTGGATTGATTCGGAACCCTTTGCGGTGCTCTTGGACGTTTGCTCAACGCGGTCGCGAAGCAATTCCATTTCGCCCGCTGATTTTTTGATAACAGCGGTAGCGTTGTCGGTAGCTGACAAAACAATGTCGATTGATTCTTTTTCAGCCATTATTTGAACCGCTCCGCTTCAACCCTGTTTTTCTCGTCGGCGTAAAATCCGCAATGAGTCAGCAATGATGCCGACTGATCCAATAACCCGCCATTAACCGGTAGGAATCCGCGTTCCATCCATTCCGAGTATTTCATCACCTCTTTTGCGTCTCGCGTTATCTCTTTTTGTGGGCATGTGTCTAGTTCGAAATAGCCAGTTTGGTTGCACTTGTCGCACCCCAATTCATTACAGGATGGACAAGCTAACCTAACTCCTAAATCCTTGCACTTTCCTCCAGAACACGATTTGCAAAGGACGCCGCCGCGAATCAGTGCTGTAATCCTTAACTTTTTTTTTCCTCATACTTAATCAGTGAACCCGATACCAGTTTTCGCAAAATCTCAACCATTCCGGTTCGGGTAAAAGCATCTTCGATATCGTTGCTTGCGTAGCCTTCAATCCGCTCGACGTTTGCTTTGAACAGCTCCGTTAGACGGTCTTGGAATGCCTCGCTGGAATCATCTGGTGTTCGCTTCCAGAGTTCATCAAACGCCGCGTCATAGTCTCGCTGTTGTCTTGCTGATTTGGCTTTGACGATACAACACGGTGGATTCTCGATCCCCTCATGCCGATCCAAAACAATCTTGCCGAGTTCCCCCGGCTCTAATGCAAACATTAAGGGGCTCCAAATTCAATCGTTAGCTCGTCGTTCCCGCCGTTGCCACGATTTAATTGATAAGTCAGTGTGTCTGTTTGCAATCCTTCGCGTTCAGCTTCCTGTACGTTGGTGAGCTGAAAATTGGGAGCAGAGAAAATAACCTGATCAGTGGCGCTGTCAAATGTTGCAGTCATTGATCGCTCTGTTGAAGCAATCCATTCTCCATAAGTTGCATAGCTTGCAACCAGCTTCGCCTCTGGGTCGATCGTGCCTACCGGAATCCGCTTTGTAATGATGTAGGAATGAACACCATTAGTTGAAGCGGCACAAGTCCGAGGTGTGATGACGTTTCCAAGATCGATCGTCATTGACGAAAAACAGGGCGTGAAAGCATCTAATGCGACAGCGGCACCCGATGCCCGCATTGGTAGCAAGGTCGGATAAGTAGGGGCAAGCAGAGCAACGTCTGTTGGCGTGACCCAAGCACCGGTAAAAGTCCAGTTAAGGTCAACAGGCTTGCCGGGGACGATTGTTACAACGCAATTGCCAACCGCTCCGCGAATTGATTTGAAAACTCCATCCTCGTAGAGTCCCATTGTCAGCGTCTTGACGTTGCTGCCAGGTGCTTCAGACTTTGGAGAGAACACGCCAGCGGAGTTTACAAACCCACAAGCTGTCAAAAGAGTTGAAGCCCATCCCGGCACCCCTGCTGCCCCATCTCCAAATAGTTCGGTTCGAAATGTCAGCGTGCCAGATGCTTGTCCGACTGAGCCGGTAATCGAACCGAATGCCGCTTGCCCCATGCGTGAAACGAATTCAATCGTTGGCTGAATCGTTGCGTCGAACACGTTGAAAACCGCATCGGTTCCGCTTAATGCGATTGCCGTTCCGACTGTGGTTTCAATCTTGGCGGCAAGAACTCTTTTTCGTGCTAGTAATGTCATTTTATTCCTCTATGTTTTGTTGCCAGTTGAGTCCGCCTGACTTCTTCAAATTCAAATATCTGATTCGCTCGGCAAGTTGCTTTTTGACTTCTTCTGTTGAGATTTCAACTACCTTGTTGAGACTTCGCTTAACCAATGAGCCGAACGGCGATGCACCTTTTAGCTTTAGGATTGGCCCTCGCTTGCCGCTTTCCGGTCGCGTGTAAACTTGCCCGCTGAACTTCTTGACGATGAACGCTCCCGGATAATGCGTTACGCCTTTTTTCTTTTCCAGTCTTGCCGATACGCCTTTTTTGGTTTCCCTTGCTTTGAAGTCTCGTAGCGGAATCCGCCATGACTTTGCAAGGCTTGCAGTCACTGTCAGATTCTCGCGTTGCTTCTTGATTTTGATTTTGCTGCGTACTACCTTTGCCGCTACGTTCAATTCAGCCGTGACCTCTTGTGTCATCGCTCGTGCTGTTTTGTTTCCAGCTTTGCCCAATGCCGCGTAGGTTTCTTTTGCAAGATTTTCCGCCACGTTATTAAGCGATTCGATTAGCTCGGATAATCCTTTTTCTTTTAACGCAATCATGCTCGCACCGTGAATGGATTATTTTCCGAAACGCGATACATGACTGCAATTGTTACCGATGCCGACTCAAAACCGTCTTGCGTTGTTCTTGCAACGTCTCCCACTTCTGCATTGATCGCCACGCCGCCGAACTGATACCAGTCGACCACTTCCGTGATCGCCTTGATTGCCGAGTCCGCGAATTCTCCGATTGCCTTGTCCGCTGGTTCGGTATCGTGGATTGATTGCAAAACATGGCAATAGATTTTCAGGTTGACCTGTCGACCAATCGCTGGCGGATTACCTGGACAGTCATAAGCCGTGAAGCGTACCGCTGGCGTTTTGGTTAAAACAATCTGATGATCTTTTGGAACCCAATCGTCGATTCGCCTTGCAACCCGAACAACCTCAACCACGCCTTCGCAATTCTGCAATCGCAAGTAGGCTTCGGCTGCAATTTGTTCGTCAATCGTTAACGGCATTCGAGTACCAACATGTCAGCGTCTTGTGTAATCAATCGCGTTATCGTGTGATAGGTCGCCGCCATTCCGTCTCGTGTCGGGAATAGCAACCTATCGCCGCCCATGTCTAATTCATCGCCTGTGATACCGGTTGCGACATTGTTGGCAACGTGAACTTCGAACATTGGCAAAACGGTTACAGAGTCATTTTCTCCAACCGTTTCAATCTGCTCGCGAATGACGACAGCATTAATCGAACGATCATCTCTCGCCGACCTGCCGGGGTAGTTGTATGGCGAGTACACTACCGCTTCGGCAAATTGGTCGGTATTGAGAAACACGCTCGAAACGTGCGATGTCATCAAGTCGCGAAGTGTCATTTGTTACCGATGGCTGACGATTTCGATGTAGTCGACAACAACGGAATCGGCATTTGTGTTTGCCGCTTTTGACAACTGAATGATCGGCTGCAACCCTGAGGAATAAGCCGACATATCGAACGTCGTTGATGCACAAACTCGCTCGCCGTCAATGTAAAACTTGACATTCGACTTGCCACCACTGAAGTCGATATAAAATCGCTTGTAAGTCGTGCCGAGCGTCTTGCCGGTCGAGATATCGTTCTTGTCGGTTGTGCCGTCGTCCGATTCGCAATAGACGAGCGTTGTCGAGTTTGCGCCTTCCATTCGGAACCAGCAATTGGCGGCAACGTCGTCAGCGGTATCGGCGCGGGCTGATCCAAGTCCGAATACCAGGATTGAACCACTGGTGAAGGTGGCTGCACCAATCTTGACTCGCATTTCGACCGACTGAATATCGTCGATGTCAAAATCAAGAGCGTCATTGAAGTGCGAACAAATGTTGACAACCGCGTTGTCATTGTTCAGCGTCATCGTCAACGCACTTGTGCCTTTGGTGTAGGTCGGAGTTCCTGTTACGGAAGTATCATCGACCAACCATGGGGTAGCGGGATCTGCTGACGTCGGAAGCGTTGCAACCGCTCCGTTAAAGTCATCGTAAAATGTTTGAAAGTCTTTCATTCCAGCCATCGTTATATTTCCTTTTTGAATCTGTTTTAGTTAAGAGAAAAAAGGGGGATGGGCCTCCATGCCCCCTTTTTGAAGTTCACTACTAAGAGGCGTAACGATACAATCCTCTCCAATCAATTGCCTTCACGCCCCAAGTCTGTCGCACTTTGTACTTGTAAACGTCTTTATCGAAGTCCCATTCCTGCTCAAGGACTGGTTGCTCTTCACCTTGCAAGAAGGTTAATTCAACGGTATCGGTCGATGCCTTGTCAGCAGCGAGATACCACACGGTACTGCTGTTGCCGTCAAGCTGGGCTTCTTCAACTACAACAAGTTGGCGGTTGCCGCCCTTGCCGTAGATGTTTTGTACGCCGCTGTTGTTGTTGGCAGCGTTGTAGCTCATGCTCGTCACCAGCTCGTGAGCGGCGGGTGCAAGAGCCATCGGAACAATCAGAAACTTAGGAATCAATCCGAGAGTGACTGTACTGTTCAAACCTTTCTGCGTTGCCATCGACAGATACGCAGTGTTTAGTGTCGTGACGCTCGGCGCTGCCGATGCTCCGGCATTGTTCGTTCCACTTGCATGCGCACCAAACAATGCAACACCGTCGCCCATCGTCGCATTGGCTGTCAGCACTTCGTACACTTTTTTATTCTGTGTTCGTCGTGCTGCGTTGCCGTGCATTTGGGGAATGCGGCTGATTGCGTCAAGGTCATCATTGACCACTGTTTCCCAAGAAACGGTAAACATGCGTCCAAACTTCTCGACTTGGTACGATTCTTTCGAATCGGACATCGCACCTTCTGGATAAAGGTCATTTTCGGGAACGTGCAACAAGTCTGGGGACTCGCTGAACCGAACGCGGTTAATGGTCTTGAAGTCTGCGACGCTTGGTGCTTGTCGTGCCCAAATGTCCCAAGTGAAGGTTGCTTCGTCGTAACCGGCCAGCAAAGTCTTGTTTGCGGCATTCAGCAACAGATTCGAGAAACTGCCTGTCGTGTGATAGGCGTCTCGAATGATGTTTGCGTTTCGCATTCGCTCGATTGTTCCGCGATGTCCAAGGGCAACCAGTGCGATATCCTTAGGGTTCATCGCTCGCGTGTTGATGCCTTCAGATCGCAAGATTTCTTCAGCCAATCGGAACATCCCAACTCGCTCGAATCCGCGTGCATCTTCGGACATTCCTTCGACGACTTGACGCGAACCGCTCGCCCGCAATGCTCGACTGATTAATCCCTTTTCAATGTCGCTTCGCAGAACGTCTCTGCCTTCTCGCTGTTCGCCGAATCCTGACGATCCGCCAGCTCCGACCGGTTTTTGTGCTTCCATGATTTTCTCCAAAATCGACTGGCGTGCTTTGTCGAGGTTCACTCCGCTATCACATAGCGAATCTGCAAATGAACGCTCGATCTTTGCTTGCTTGCACAACGCTTGGATTTCCTTGCGTCGTGTGTTATCTGCTTTCAAGGCACGCTCAACAGCATCCTTGACTTCTTCTGGTTTCTTTTCTTCGTCCATCGGTTTTTCTTCGCCTTCCATGTTTTCAATTTCCTCAAGCACCGGCTCAACGATTGGAGCTGGCTCAACTTTGTTCGGGTCTGTCATCAAGCCAATTGCCCAGGTCAACGCCTGTTCTGCGTCGGCGATTTGTTCGGGCATTCCTTTTGCCACTAATGCGGTTTTCAGTTCTTCCGTCAGCATTCTTTTTCTCTCCGTGTTAATTTCATAAGATCGCAGCAATTGCCTTACCGTACTCGTTTCATCTGCTCCTGCTGCGACAATGGAAGCATCAGAGGGAACCCAGTCAGTAACAATTACCGCCGGCCCTTCAACTTGTCTTTCGCCAATCGTTTCCATTTCACCGCGTGCGATTGCTCGACCTTTGTGCTGTAACGCGGTAATGGAAAAGTCTGTTAAATGACCGTCCAGTAATTTCTCGAATGCTTCTTGGCTTGCAGCGTCTTTTGCAAACGTTGCATCGCCAACAAGCTCGGAACCTTCAACGCGGATATTGCGAACCGACCCAAGGACATTGCGAACGCTTGAGCGGTTGTGAGAATCGACAATCGGCAATTGATTTTTCTTGCCACGGAATCGGACTCCGTTCATCGCCAGCACTTCGCGGTAAATCTCGCCGGTTACATCGTCAACACGCTCGACTGGATTTTCAGAAGCAATTACGACTGGAACAGATCGCGTTTGCGGGTCTGCGAGATCCCGACGCAATTCGACCATCCGTAAGATTTGCTTTGTTGCTGTTTTCATTCGGTCGCCTCCGTGGTTTCCAACTTGCCGCTGCCGTCCATTGCATCCGTAATCAAAGCATCAATCGACGCTTGACCCATTCCAATTGACGAGAGGTAAACTCTCGCCTTTTGCTCTGTCGTTTTGCCTTCTTGCAGTTCGCCTAGAATTGCTTCGATAGCCTTCCGATTCCTCTTAAATTGCAACGTCGATAAACCAGCCATTTCGCCCGCCGGTTGAGTTTGTTCTGTCTCTGGATTTGCTTTTGCGGCGTTTGTTTCTGCCACTTGAGCATTTGCGTTTTGGGCATTGGTCAACGCGGCTTTTGCTGCCGCTGGTGAAGTCAATCCAAGGTTCTGGAATAGCTTTTCTTCTTTCGCTCGTTGATAGGCAATGTGTCGCCAATTCAATCCGCGTGAACCAAGTTCGGCAGCATAGGTTGTTTGGTTTGCGACAATTGCCGCTTCCCCACTGGATTGCTCAACGCCTGGATCAACCCATTCCCAAGATGGAGGCATGAACTCAGCAGGAGCGAACCGGTTGAAGTCTGCTTCAATCTGAACCATTGATGGAAACCCGACGCGCCCCGCTTGTGCCGCCGCAACACAAAACCGCTTCCATGTTGGATTGCAAAGATGGTCGATCAAATACTTTTGCCATCGTCGGAATCGTCGGCGATCTTCCAATTGGCTTGTTCGACTGCTCGAATAGTTCGTTTGTGAGAAGTCGCGTGCAACAATCTCATAGGACAACCCAGTGCCAACCGCGATACCGCGAAGCATCAAATTAATCCAAGGTTCTGCCCCGCTATTCGGTCGACCGGGATTGAAGAACGTAACGTCCTCTCCGGGCTTCAGCCGGAACATCATCCCCGGTTCCATCCATTCTGGCGTCGAACCTGATTCGGTTTCGTCCTCGTCGCCGGGAAGCCCGGTTATCGGGCTATCACTTCGAATAGCTCCAACGGAGCACGATGCAACCGCCCCAGCTTGCATTTCGTTGTCAACGTACAATCCGAGATCCCGCAACCAGCGAACCACCGGAGCGAACCAAGTGATCCCTCGATTCTGCCCAACGCGGTCACGCCGGAATAAATGCTGAATGTTGCTGGCTTCGATTCTGACTGGTTCGCGTCGAAGTGATTGCAGGTCGCTTGGATGGTTCGGATAAACCCAATAGGCAACCGGCATCCCGATTTCGTCGATCTCAACACCGCGAACAATTCGCCGTCCGTTTGATTTCAATTGGTATGTATCGCGGTCGGTTGCAAGCCGATCCGCTTCGATTAGTTCGATTGCGAATGGTACCGGTCTTTTGATGCCGCGATAGTCCATCGGCACTGTAACAAAGTGAATCAACACCTCGCCGGCTTCGGCAATTTCCCGTTGTGCAATTTGCTGGACTTCTTGGAATGTGAACTGTCCAGTTAACTCAGCGACTTCACACCACTTTTCCCAAACGGAATCACGGATCTCGTTAACGTGTTCAACGTCCTCGCCGTCTTGCGTTTCGAGTGCCGACATTGTTTGAATGCCGGTACCGACAACAGAACTGACAATCGTATCGACAACGCCCCAAGCGTAGGCATTGTTTCGCACCAATTCGCGTGCGTATGCTCTTGCCGAATCAGCACCAAACGGAGCCATCATTTCTTGATCGGCAGGACGGTTGAACGGTCGCCGTGTTGCATTTACGCCGCCGGTTTCTCCAGCGGCGTATGCTCGCTTGGTTTCGATTTTCAAGAACCGTTTAATTCGGTTGATGATTGTTTGACCAAACTTCATCGGCTTGGCCTCGTGATTCGTGCCAAGCGGATTGCGCCGCCAGATTGCCGCTGAACTTCATTCAGCAACATTCGCCGCTGTTCAAATAGATTCGGCAGGTCAAGCGTTGTGACAGACCTCGCGCCGATAGAATACGATGACGCACCTCCGGTCAGGAGAGCGTCAATCGCGGT